AGAGCAGTAGAGAGAGCGCCAGCACCCCCGACTGCGGCAGTGGCAGACGATGCGGCAGTGCCAACGGCTGTCCCTATGGCAGCAAGAGAAACTGGATCAATACACATGTATGTTAGTTCCTTAACTTAACAAATTCGATAAATTCTTTATTGAATGGAGGAAGGTTTACCTCCCTCAAGAAATGAAAACCTAACCATCTAAGCCAGCTGTGATGCAGCCTGTTCTCAGCGTAGGTGTAATTGTATAAGACCTCGTAGCCGCTCTGTTCAAACAGGAGGTCTAATGCCTGTTTAGAGTTCTTGATAACTGTCTTAGGATGCTTTGACATCCCTTTAGTACCTAGTAACCAAACCGCTCCCCATTTAGGACCGTGTTGGCTTGGAGAAGCCCCTAAGATGGCACACGGAGTTCCATCAGGCTCACGTAGAGTATAGGACACTTTAGCGTGGTAGTAGCTCAATAGGAGAGCGTCGAGGGGCAGAAGCCCTAAAGCCCCCGCCTCCTCAATATCTTCTTGTCTCATATTGTTAGCTACAAACCTTACGTCAACCTCATTTGCAGGAGTTACATAAAGCTCTAAACTCACATTCGCTTCCTTGATCTAAGGGTAAGTTCACCCTGCCACTCAGCAGCACCAAAGGCTGATGGGTACGGAGTGTCGTTAGAAATAGATAGATTAACGTCTGTGTTCCTACCCATAATCGGAATCCTAAAGACACCAGACGCAAACGATTGTGTACCGAGTGTATTATTAGGACTACCTACTGTCTTCCCACTGAAGTTCGAAACAAAGGAAGATCGACCAGGGAGTGTCAATGTAGCTTTGAAGAAGGCGGTGTCATGGTACTCAACAGACAGATATTTGATCTGTAGTCTCGCATCCAAGATGACAACCTCTCCTTGGCCCTTAGCCTGTCGAGGGTATAATGTGGAGAACTCATATAGGAAGGTGTAGGGTAAACCCACAGTTACCGTGTGAGAGGTGATGTTTCCCGACACGTAAACCTGAGTGTTAGAAACCTTGGTTGTAGCGTGTCTATATCCGCTAACTCCCTGACCAGTTGAAACAGCTTCAATGGTAGGGCTAGTCGTAGACCACGGCAGATTAATGAACGTCTTATCAGTCGTTGCGTTATACGTCATTGTGACTGCTTTAGTGCGACGATCTAGAAGGATTGAGTAGTTTGTCGAGGTGTCAAACACGTCTTCATCAAACTTAATACTCTCTAGACAAAGACCTGACGATCTCTGGATCAAGATATACATATATGTACCAGAGAAGGTTCCCCAGTGTATCTTCACACAGTCGTCAAATGTCCACTTACTCCATGCAGTTTGGACCTTACGATCACCAGACCAAAAGAATTTATAGAAATATAGAGAAGATGGATCACTATTACTCGATAGGAGTACAGCGTCAGACCTGTTTGATCCAGCCATAAACGTAATATCGCTAGGGATGTATTCTGGAACAGACGCTGAAACTTCATCTGCATCGTCAGCTACCACATTCTCTTTTGGGTAGTACTCAAGAAGCTTGCAGTAACTGTAGTCTGCTCGATCATCAATGAAGTAAAGCGAGTTACCCATATTGATTGGTCGAATGCGAGAGGACACGTTGAACGAGGTTGTATACCTGATCTGAGTGTTCTTGGCAGACAAGAAGTTCTGATAGCTTAGTCTAAACTGATTAGTGTTTGACATGAGCATCAGGTCACGATTGTAGGCAATAGCGTGCTGTAGGATATCTACGTTGTTATGCAGTACCGCTAAATCGATTCTATCGCTGTCTAGAGCTTGTGCTGTAGTTGTTCGATAAAAGTTCTCAAAGGCATCAGACTCGGATAAGATAACATTCTCGTCAGCTAGGAAGCCAAGTCGGTTGGTGTACACGAAGATGTCGTTGATTGTAGCGCCAACAAATGATGGTGACTTGTTACTCTCAGCATCACCACACGCACGTCCTTCCCACACATGAGGCGAGAATGTCCAAGTACCATCAGCTTCTCTTACGAGAACATGAGGCATAGAGGTAGCAACGAAGCCTTCACCACTGGAGTACCCAAGGGTTTCAACCCAAGTACCTCCCCTGAAGACGACATAGTAATCATCACCAGCCTCTTCCACGTCTCCATTAACTCTTACAATAAGCCCTTCAGGAGCTTGCGGAGGGAGATCAGAGAAGGACTGAACTGAATCCTTAAATGATTTAAGAGAACGATCTCCAGATGCAGCCTGAACTGTTATTTTATCAGAAGCTGTAAGGTTTGATATGGTTAGAGTAGAGCCTGTCTTTGTAACGGTGTAGCCGCTAGCTACAAGGGCCACTCGAAGCTGTTCAGCTATAAACCCAGTGTCTGGTACAGAGGATGCAGCATCTACACCTTTTGGAGACAGATACTCAGCTTTTAGAACACCGTTGATATAGATCGTGTAGTATGAGTTAGCCGCTGATAAGGCAACGTATATGGTTCCCCTAGTTACAGGTGAAAGCCTGAGAGGCGTTCCAGAAGTCTCAGCAATACTAGCCTTCGCAACAGTTACGTTTCTATTTGATATGAACGTAAAGTCACCGAATGTAACAAACCTGAATGAGTCTACCGGAGAGGTTGCTGTCAGATAGGCCTTACCAGCAGGGAAGGTCACAGTCTGAAATGTCCCATCATTCAGGTTCAGAACCTTCAGGTCACCATTGGTGATGAGAGCCATATACCGATATGTGGAACTTCTCTCAATGAGATACCCAGCTACTCCACCAGTAATGGGTAGAGTAATGTTAGCTATATGCTCAGTAGGAGGTCTCTTGAGAAGACCCGATACGACAGACGACCACGCATTCTCAACACGCTCTCCTGAAGTAGATACACGTAGTGCAGGAGGTTGCTGAGATACTCCCCCAACTAGATTGGGAATTGAGCTAGAAACTAGGGTCATTAATAACCACCTCGTGTGTAGTGGTTCCTGTTTAGGATTGAGGCAGTCTGCCACGCATCGTTGAGCATGTTATTGTCAGCCACGTCAGCCTCCTCTTGGAGAAGGGTTAGCCAGGCTCTCTGCTCATCATTTTGAGTGAACTTAGATAGGGTTTCTGATCCGAGGACGCGCTGTTGAAATAGGCGTGCGGATTTGTACGTCACATAATTCTTTGCAGCCAGAGGCATTTCCTCAAATGGCAAGATGACGTAGATTTCTAAAATAATAGGATCATTGAATATGTGTGTGTTCTCATAGCGGTTGAAAAGCTTTCCACCGCGCTGAATAACATCTGTAGTGCGACTATCCTCAACCGTGTCTACACGGGCTGTGTTAGCAGGGAGGTTAATCTGGTTGAATGTGTCTGGGATAAGGCGATGCCTCTCCCTGTTCCAATGCCAGCCTTCTGCTTGCATGGTGCGGGAGGTTTCATCGATAAGGTCAGAAGCCATCTGTGCATCGACAGAGGAACCGTCTAGAGCGTTAATCATTGGTTCGCCCATCGACGACAAGCAAATGTTCACGGCATCCAGTTTGGTCATTGGCGTGTTGAAATAAGCCATCATGGGTCTCCAAATGAAATTGAAAAGAAGGGAGAGGATTTCTCCTCCCCCCTCCACTAGTGTAAGGACTAAGCCTTCTTGATCTCATAGATGCACTCAGGGCGCAGAACGCCATGACCAACGAGCATCTTCGACAGCATGAGCCACGTCTGACGACGCACGTCCCATTCCATCTCAGAGGCAAGGTCCATCAACTTGACAGTACCCATCGCCTGCGGATGTAGGATGAGAGCCAAGGTCTTGGTGGCGTCCACCTGATACTTGGTTCCATAGTCCACAGTGGCATTGACGTGATTCACAGCAAGATTGTTCGTCTTGATGATCTTCATGCCAGCCACGTTGATGACCGTGCCATCCGAATAGACGCCGTTCGAACCACCAAAGTCCTGATTGAGGATTTTGTCGTTCGTCACGATTGCCCAATAGACAGACGGCGACACGAAGACGTAACGCTCCGAGTCAGGGATGTTGGTTTCATCAAACTTCTGAGCAGCTGCATAAATGGCAGTGATCGTTTCAGCAACGGTAGGCGTAGCGCCCAGTGTGGCAGACGAAGCGTTTGCCTGACCAACAGCGCCAACACCGATACCACCAGAACCCGTGTCACGCGCAGCCTTAATAGCCAGCGAGAACAGGTTACGGTCGTAGGTCTGTGCAAGAGCTTCACCGATTTGACGGCTGTACTCAGAGCGTACTTCGAAGTGAGACATTGCCTCATCAACGTCAGAGATCGACGCATGAGAGATGAGCTTGTCATCAATGGTGATGATCTTCTCATCCGACTGAATGGCATTGCCGAGGATTTCAGTACCGGGAGTGTGATACTCCGCAACGGTCGTACCGATTGCAGGGAAAGAGGCAGACTTACCAGACGAGATGTTACGAACACGGGTCTTGTCAGTCATGACAGTCTTGTTAGCGAACGTAGTAAGGACTTCGCCACTTACGACCTTCAGGAATAGTTCACGCTTGTCAGAGCCGCCTTTAATAGCGCCATAACGTGAGGGAGTTGAATTAGCCATAGAATTATTTCCTTCCGAGAAATATATTGGGGGATTGAAAATGAGTTGAAATGAACTCGTCCCACCTATTCGGTTATCCTGTTGTGATCTCCTCAAAGACTATCGTCGGGCCGGAAGGTTAGTACTTGTCATTAATTTTAGTTAAGACCGCTTAGGTTGTTTACGCCTGTTAGCAGCCTTGGAAAGGATTTGGAGATTAGTGCGACGGTTATCAGACGCATTCATATTCTTATGATCGACTTCTTTACCCTTTAACGCAGAAGCTCCATGCTCCTTAATCATCAAACGCCGAGCGCGCTGTCTCATTATGTTGTCTTGGCGTCGTTCAGGCGTCCGTGATGCTTTGTATTCTTTGTTGTAATCACGAGCCATGTAGTTAATCCAAAAGGCCCGCCGATCTGCTAATAGCAGTCAACTGTCCCCTTTAAAGGCGGGTGTTATTCATATGATGTCTGAGCGTTCCAGCTTGCGCTCCACATCCTTACGGAATGCAGGGTCTTTCTGGTAACGAGGGTCAGACATGTCTTTCTGAAGCTCTGCGAGAGAGCGGTATGTTTGGGCTTCAGCGTTGACGTTCTCACCCTTGACAGAGCGAATAGGCTCAAAGCCTGCGTCTGCCTTGTAGCGAGCCTGTAGACCCTTGGTAGCCATGTTAGCCATGTTTAGGTCGCCAGAGTTCACTGCACGGTTGAACGTATCAATTTCGTTCTGTTTGAGATTGTCAGCTGCCCAGCCAATCATTTCGACATACTGATCTTTACCACCAACTGCGGATACGACGCTGCTTTCAAACTGCTGCGTCTTAAGATCAATGTATTCATCAACTAGGGTCTTGGGGATACCCTTCTTATCGAAGGCTTCATAATCAGCCTCGTCAATAGAGCCGGTATCCCAGAACTTCTGAGAAAGCTGGGAGAGGTTTAAGCCTGCATCTTCGACCGCCTTAACAGCAGCCTCGTCAGTGGTAGGCTCTTCCACCTTCTCTACTTCGTCTGAACCGTCTTTATCATTTGTAGCTTCAGGTACTTCAAGCGTCCTCTTGGAGGACATCTTCTTCTCAAGTTCAGCATAGGCTTTCGCCATATCTGCCGCACTCTTGAACTTTTCAGGGAGCCATTCTGGGCGCTCTTCGTCACTACCCTCATCAGTTTGAGGGTCTTCATATTTAGCAGCTTCATCTTCAAGAGAAGGCTGCTGAACGTCCTTAGAGGCATCTAACGATACCGAAATGTTATCACCCAATTAAATAATTACCTTATTGTGCAGGAGGTACTTGTGACGGGGCATTAGCTTGGTCTGCAATGCCTTTAACAGCACCGGGAATAGCCTTGCCTGCCATGTCTGACATCATCTGCATCTGTTGAGCTTGTTGAGCCTGTTGAGCCTCCGCAACCATCTCTTCATCAGTCTTGACCAAGCCCTTAGCGTCGATGCCAAGAGAGGTTGCAATGCGGCTGATGTAGTCTCCGGGGTTCATGTACTTCATGATAACCTCTGGACCGAGCGGTTGAAGGGCGCTTAGTAAAGCAGAATACTTGTTGAGATCGTGTCCTCGTCCAAGAGCCTCTAAACCTGTGACGATAGCAGGCTGTACAACCCCTTTAGGGAGGGCTGGGAGCTTCTTCTGCTTGGTCATACGGTCCATGAGACGGTTGACTAGAGGTAGCTGAAATTCCTGAGAGAGGATTGAGTAGACGCCACCGAGCGCAGCTTCCAAGTCATTCGCCATAAAGCGGATTTCTTCAGCTGTAACGCGCTCTGCTTGACGTTGAACTGAGGAGTTCATCAGAAACGCCATAGATAGGCGATCAGTAATCGTCTTAGCAGCTTCATACGCAATCCGCATGTCAGACTGCTTGTCTGTCTGGATGGTTGTAACGTCATCCTTCTTACCTACAACGAAGTCTCCAGACTCAGCCTTAGACACATCCCGCATACGGGTGACGCCATTGGGGTTGAGAAGGAAGACTACCTTTGCAGCGGCAGCTGACGCTTCTACAATTGCTTTTGATAGACCCTCTAGGGAGATCAGATCACCAAGGTATTCCTCGATGTAGCCACGGCCATAGTCCTCTCCGTCAATAGCCGTCCAACGGAGGGCTAGCATAGGGGACTTGTCGATGGGCCATTGTCCCTCAGAGCCGGGGACTATCTTCCCGTTGATCTCCTGATAGAGACGCCATTTGCCTTCGTGTCGGCAGAGACGGGTATAGACCTTGACGGTCTTTTCTGTGGTGTAATCATCTTCATTGCTTGTATCATCAAGCATAGAACGCTCTTCTTCAGTCAGCGCCATTGGGCTAACTTCGTCCTTGGCGATAATATCAAGGACATTACCAGCTGGATCACGCTTGACCACATAAGTGTCGAGGCGATAGACCCGCACCCCACCCTCTTTGGGGAGGTACATTAGGACGTTACCAGAGACGATCAGTTGCTTCAGAGACTGAAATACAGAAGGGCGAATGTTGGAGCCTTCAATTTCGGCTTGTACACTTCGTTCAATCTTGTTCAGTCCCTCATCTACCTTTGCCTTAGCTCCAGGTCGTCCTGCCATTTGATCAAGTGTGAAGTCATCCACAACGAGACGGAAGAATGGAGAGTTTGGAGGGAGGAGTGAGAGTAGCAGTTTTGATGCTAGGTTGTTAACACCTCTTGCGCCGATACCTTGCCAAGGTGTGTAGTACACGGTGGACTTGCTATGCCCAGAAGGCGGGACAAGTGTAGGGATGGTGAGTTCAGCACAACGCCTAGCACGATCCAAGAAGGTAGTACGGTCGGTCGCAAGGCTTTCATAACGTGATTGACACGTCATTGCCTCGTTCATCGTTTGTCCTTAAGTGATACTTAGACCGCCTGAAGCGGTAGAGCCGGGGGATGAGTCGATTCCAAGCCCGCTTGTGCGGTATCGCTTGGTGCCTCCTGCACGCCTCTCCATCATATCTGCTTGCTTAGGAGCAGACGTGTCTGGTGCTTCCTGATCCAATACAGGAGGAGGAGGCGGCGGCGTAGGGGGAGGTGGGGGAGCTTTTGCACCGCCAAAACACATGTTGAAATATCCTATTTATTCTGTTGATCTTCGTAGAGCAGGCTCAGATGTCTAACGACACCAACTGCACCACGGGCAATCCAAATGTCCCTGTCAGATTGAGAGGGTTCGGGGGAGATATCGGGAAAGAGCCGCTGGAGATATTCCAGCAGCCCCTTCTCAATATAAGGAGTTTTATCTTCCAAGATATTACCTTATTGGACAAGCGCCTGTAGCGCAGTCAGCATCAGTCAGTTCATCAAAGCTCTCTGTACCGTCGAGATCGACAGGGGATAGTGTGGAGACATAAGCATCGTAGTCATTTTTTGTGACAACCTCCTGTGGAAGATAGAGATAACCAAGGTCAGCAGCGGTCTTCGTAGG